CCTCCGACCCCTCCAACTCCTCCATCTAATACTAGAACAGGACAACATCCTGGTTGGAATAATACAACAGGCGGTAATCCTGCAGCTACTCAACCTCAAACTCCTGCAGCTACTCAACCTCAAACTTCAAACAGTTTTCCAAAAATTAATGCATCACCAAATGCGATTAACAGATGGAAAGCTAAAAGATTAGCGCAAAATAACAAATCAGCGGCCAAACCCGTAACTTCACCAAAGCCCGGAGATCCAATGACTTCTAAAAAAGGAGGGTCATTTCTTATGGGAGTTGATGGTAAAGCAACATCGATACCTGCAAATCATCCAAATGCAGCTAAACATAAGCAAGATATATTAAACATAGTGAATAGACAACGTGCTGCTTTAGGTAAAGGAAAATAAAATGTTAACATTTAAAGGATATGCTACGGCATTAGATGAAGGTAAAGTAGCTAATTTTGCAGCCCGGGCTGCAACAGCAGCTGGTGGTTCATATGGCGGTGGTGCTGCTGGATCATATGTTGGCGGTAAAATCGGAGGGCACTTAGCTAGATCTATGAGTCCAACTAGGTATATTACCACTAAAGAATTCGATCCTGCTTATAAGGCTGGAAAAGCAGTAGGCTCAACTTTAGGAGGATATGTTGGTAATGCAGTAGGCGGGTTTGCTGGTAATAAATTAGCAAAAAAAGTTATTCATCATAAAAAGAAACATAAGAAACATATTAAAAAAGAAGATATTGATATGAATACTGAATCGTTTGTTGGAGCAATGAAAGGCGCTTTGATGGGTCCGCATGGTCCCAATCATAATCCAAATAAGACAAAGAAAACACGTGAGATACTGCCTGATAGAGTTACAATATCACCTCAGGCAAAAGCAATGCGTGATATTGAGCAAAGAGCTTCTACATCGAGTCCTTCAGGACCCGCTTCTTCGTTAAGCGGAACAAAAAGAGTTAGATAAATGAGTGATTGGAAAAAATCAGACAATTTACCAGAAGATGATTTTGATTATTCTCGCAGAACTTACTACGATTTAATCGAAAAAGGCCAGACCGCGCTTGAAGATATGATTGAAGTAGCTCGAGCACTTGAGCATCCAAGAGCCTTTGAAGTTGTGTCTGGTATGATTAAAAATGTTTCAGATGTAAATGACCGCCTTATGGATTTACATAAGAAGAAGAAATCATATGATCAAAAAGACGTACTTCAGGTAACAGCGCCAGAAGGTACAACAAATAATTTATTTGTAGGATCTACCGTAGATTTGCAGAGAATGTTACAAGATATGAATAACCCTGTTAAAGATGATAACGTAATTGATATTACAGATAGATTAGATGATGGAAAAGAATGATTCTTATTTAGGCAATCCAAATGTTAAACGTGATGGTGTTGTTACTAATTGGACAAATGATGAAGTTAAAGAATATGCTAAATGCATGCAAGATCCTGCATACTTTGCGAGAAAATATTGTAAAGTAATTCACCTTGATAAAGGTTTAGTTCCATTTGATTTATATCCCTATCAAGAAAAAATGTTTAATCAGTTTAATACACACAGATTTAATATCGTTTTAGCCTGTCGACAATCTGGTAAATCTATTTCATCAGTGGCGTATCTACTTTGGTTTGCGCTTTTTAATAGTGAAAAAGTTATTGCTGTTATGGCAAATAAAGGAGCGACTGCCCGTGAGATGCTTGGAAGAGTAACTCTAATGCTTGAGAACTTACCATTCTTTTTACAGCCTGGGTGTAAAGCTCTCAACAAAGGATCTATTGAATTTAGTAATAATTCAAGGATTGTTGCTGCTGCAACATCTGGATCATCTATTCGCGGTATGTCTGTTAATCTTCTTTATCTTGATGAGTTTGCATTTGTTGAAAGAGCTTCTGAGTTTTATACCTCAACTTATCCAGTTGTGTCATCTGGTAAAGATACAAAAGTTATTATTACATCTACTGCAAATGGTTTAGGTAATGTGTTTCATAAAATCTGGGAAGGTGCGATACAAAAAACAAATGAATTTATTCCATTTCGAGTCGACTGGTGGGACGTTCCAGGAAGAGACGAAGAATGGAAAAAAGCTACAGTAGCAAATACGTCGCCTATACAATTTGATCAAGAATTTGGTAATACGTTCTTTGGAACTGGTGATACACTTATTAATGCAAACACTTTACTAGAATTAAGAAGACATGAACCTATAAGAATTACAAACGATAGCGTAAAAGTTTATACCGATCCAGTTAAAGATCATAATTACGTGATGATGGTTGACGTTGCGAAGGGAAGAGGTCAGGACTATTCCACATTTAGTGTAATCGATATTAGCGCGGAGCCATTTAAGCAGGTTGCTGTGTATCGCAATAACCTTATTTCGCCCTTACTCTTCCCTAACATTATTTATAAATATGCAAATTCGTACAATCAAGCGATGGTCGTAATAGAATCAAACGATGCTGGAATGGTAGTATGCAATGGACTTTATCACGATTTAGAATATGAAAATATGTTTGTTGAATCGGTTGTTAAATCTGATGCGCTTGGTATTCTTATGACTCGTAAAGTAAAACGAATTGGATGTTCTTCATTTAAAGATTTACTAGAAAATAATAAACTTGAAATTGTAGATGAAGATACAATCATAGAAATTTCTACATTTACTGCAAGAGGCTCATCATACGAAGCATCAGATGGGAATCATGATGATATTGTTATGAATTTGATTATGTTTGGATATTTTGCAGGAACATCGGCATTTGGTGAAATGACTGATATTAGCATACGGGATTTAATGTTTCAGCAAAGAATGTTAGAGATTGAAAATGATGTGCTAGATTGGGGCTTTGTTGACGATGGATTAGATAATACAGCACCTGCATTAGCAGCAAGCCCTTGGCAAGTCGAAGATGCTCCTGATCAAAATTGGGTAGTACAAGACTGGGATGGTACAAGTCTTTAAAATCAAATGTATATAAATATAACTAGTTGATAGACATTTATGAAGTGTCAAACCGTATTATGAAACTTATAATTCAATTAGATTGGAAAAAGGAAACGACATGGCAATATATGCACCATCAGAGTCTCCGGCAGTAGTTACAAGAGAAATTGACTTAACAAATGGCGTGCCCAATGTACCTACTTCTACAGGTGTCATGGTAGGCGATTTTCGTTGGGGTCCTGTAAACGAACCGATTCTCGTAAATAACGAAGGCACTTTAGTAGCTACATTTGGAACTCCAAGTGATACTACTTCAGTAGACTTTCACAGCGCCTCATATTATCTGAGGTATTCAAGCGACCTATACGTCATCCGAGGTATGGATTCAAATACAGGAGTCAATGCTTTTCAAAGTGGTGGTTCAAGAGATGATATTACAGTAGATAACGATGCAGATTTTGAAGGACAAATATCTGCGGCTACAGCAGTAGGTCACACTTTCATCGCGAGATATCCCGGTGATTTAGGAAATTCAATAAAAGTAGAAATAGTTGGATCAAACCACGCTGATCCAACTAATGCTGCGTATCACACCGACTTTGATGCCTGGGCATACAAAAATAACTTTGACACTGGTCCAGGAACATCAGCTCATACCGCAAATATCGGCGGGATAAATGATGAAGTTCATGTCGCAGTTATAGATACTACTGGTTTACTTTCTGGAACTAAAATGTCAGTTTTAGAAACATATCCTTATATTTCACAGGCTCTCGGCGCTCAGAATGCAGATGGTACTAACAATTATATAGTGGATGCTATTAACACGAGATCGCAATATATTCGAATGGTTACATTTCCAACCGGTATGGGATCTGGTGCTGGTGCTGCAGCAACAACAACAAGTGATATGAAACTAGGCGCGCCAGTTGCTGTTACACTAACTACTGGTGAAAATAGTGATCCTATGGAAGTTGGAGATTTACAGTTATGCTTTGATCTAATTAACGATCCAGCTCAATATTTAATTGATTTTATAATTGCGCCGAGTTTAAATGGTTCAACTGATCACGTTACACTGGTTAATCATTTAACATCAATCGCTGCTCAAACTAGAAAAGACTGTATGGTTTTTGCTTCACCACATAGAACCGGAGTTGTTAATAGTCCAGCAACAGCAAATGCATCTATCTTAACTGGTCTTAAAAACTTAACAAGAAGTTCATATCTTAGCGTAGATAATAATTTCTTAAAAGTGTATGACAAATACAATGATAAGTATATTCACATTCCTGCAGCATCTTCAACAGCTGGTTTATGTGCAGCTACTGATAATAATTTTGCTCCTTGGGTATCACCTGCTGGTACACGAAGAGGACAATATTTTGGCGTAACTGGTTTAACGTATAATCCTAATAAATCTCAAAGAGATCAGCTTTATAGAAATGGCATTAATCCAATAACTAATATGCCAGGAAACGGTATTCTATTATTTGGTGATAAAACACACTTAGATAGACCATCAGCATTTGATAGAATTAACGTTCGTAGACTCTTCTTGGTTATCGAAAGAGCCATTGCAGAAGCTGCTAAAAATATTCTATTCGAATTCAATGACGAATTTACAAGAGCAGAATTTGTAAATATCATTGAACCATTATTGAGAGATATAAAAGGTCGAAGAGGTATTACTGATTTCAGGCTAGTTGCTGACGAAACTAATAATGGCCCTGAGATTATCGATACAAATCAATTTGTAGCAAGTCTCTTTATTAAACCAGCACGGTCGATTAACTTCATCACTCTTAACTTCGTTGCAGTTCGCACCGGTGTTTCGTTTGAAGAAGTTGTTGGTCAGGCTACATAAAGGGATAGGAGAATAAAATGGCAATTTTAGGTGTAGACCAATTTAAAGCTAAATTAGCAGGTGGCGGCGCACGTCCCAATCTGTTTAAAATCACGCTTGCTTATCCAAGAATCATGACTGGTGATGTTGAACTAACATCATTTATGTGTAATGCCGGTAATTTACCAGCATCTACTATTAATCCAGTTACTGTTCCATACCGCGGCAGAATGTTATACATGGCTGGCGATAGAACATTTGAACCTTGGTCAGTAAATATCATTAACGATACTAATTTTGAAGTAAGAAAAAGTATGGAAATTTGGATGAATGCAATGAATGCTCACCAATCAAATACTGGTGTTACTTCACCATTAGATTATCAAGCTGATTTAACTGTTGAGCAACTTGATAAAAACGAATCAACTCTATATACTTACATATTTAGAGGTTGTTTTCCAACAAATGTTTCTGAAATCGCGCTTGCATACGGT